TGTGCGCCCGGTGCGCAGATCATAGGTGATGTAGCTGGCGCCGGCGATAGTCGTCCAGCCGGTCCTGGTGCCAGCATCGACGCCGAAGTCTCGCAGCGTGCAATTGATGATGCGGATCTCTTTTGTCAGTTGTTCGTGGAGGCTCATTTGCGCCTCCGGGTGTTGCTGGTTTGTCGCATGGTGTGCTCCTGGTGCGATAAGGGTTTGTTATCTGTACTGGTCAGAACATGAGTAGTTGCTCGACGCTGGTCCAGCCGGTGTCGAGCGGCTTGTGCTGCTTGCTGAGGTAAATCTGCGTGACGGCGACGCTGCTGTGGTTGAGGAAGCGGCTGATCGTCAGGATGTCTTCGCCTTCGCCGTCGCGGTAGCGGAGGTGGGCGGCGGTGTGGCGGAGGGTGTGGGTGTGGACCTGTCCAGCGTCCACACCCACGGCGGAGAATCGGCGCTTCACGATGCGGTTGATCATCGATCCGCTGATGGGGCGGTTGGCGTCGACGGTGGCCACGTTCGGGAGACGTTCGGCCCGGTCGCCGTAGACGGGTTGGAAGATGTAGTCGGACTGTTTGATGGTCTCCAGGCGTCCGTTGACACGCAGGAAGTTGGTGATGGCGTGCCAGGCCGGCGGGGGCAGCTCGTCGGTGCGTCCCTTGTTGCCCTTGCCCAGCCACGTGTAGAAGTAGCGGCCCTTGGCGGCGTCGTGCTGGATGTCGCCCCAACGCAGCGCGGCGATCTCGGAAGAGCGGCGTCCGGTGTAGATGTAGGTGACGATCAGAGCGTAGTCACGACTGCCGAGGCGGGTCTGGTTGTTGATTGCTTTCAAACAATCACGCACGGCGTCCACGGCGATCGGCGTACTGTGGTTGTAGCTGTCGATCTGGTGGCGCTGCGGCTTCTTAAACGGGTTCGGGCGGGGGTTGCCGTAGCTGTCGATGTAGATAGAGCGTTCGACCTGGTCGCTGCCGACGAAGGTGTATTTCGATGACACAAACTCATAGAACGAGCTGAGGGCGGCCAGTTTGCGGTTGATGGTGCTGTGGCTGGCGCCGGTCTGCTCGAGGTGTTCCATCCATGTTTCGGCGTCGCGGCTGCTGACGTTCCAGGGCGCTTTGCCGGCCCATTTGAAAAACTGCGAAAAGTCCTTGCTATAGGCGATGACGGTGTTCTGGCTGCCGGATTTGCGGAGTTTGGATTTGAGCCAAGCGTCCTTGGCGTCCTGCCAGGCGATGGCTTGGAGGTCGCCGTCGTCGACGCCGGGGATGATCCAGTCGAGGGTGGAGATTGGAGATTGGAGATTGGGGAATTGTGAGATTGTGAGCGCCGTGGTCTCGGCGTCGATGGTGATGGTTTGTGCGGTCATGGTTGCTTCCTTTCGTGCTGGTCGTATTCGTTATGGGAACGTGGTTGGCTGTTTGGTGCGCTTGGCTTCCTGTGAAGCGATGTACTGGTCAACGGCAAAGCGAATGTGATCCGATACACGGCGGGTCAGGTCGTGGCTAGCGGCGATACGTTCCAGTTCGGTTTTCTGGTCATGCGACAGTCTGACGTAGGTGATTTCGGACAGGTTTTTGTCTGGCATGGCTTCCTCGTGACGGTTTCACTAACAAATGCTATCTACAGTGACAATCTTACTACCATTTGTTATCACTTGTCAAGAGCATTTGTCGATCAAAATGACATCTGGCCGTTTCACTATCGGAGCCGGAAATGGTTCCTACAATTGGAAGCATGAGCGTACTGCGTGGTGATCGGGTATTGATAGAGCGGCGCCGGCTGGATATGAAGCAAGAGACGCTTGCCAGCATGGTAGGCGTCAATCGAAGTTACATCTCCCAGATCGAACGGGATATTGATGTCAATGTCGGCGTGAAAACGGTGCAGGCGCTGGCGGATGCGCTTGGGGTGTCGGTTGTCTATCTGCTGGGTGCGTCAGAATCGCCGTTGGGCGAGCCGGACGTGAAGGTGCTTCGGGAGATGGCAGGAGAGTACGTCACGGTCGACGTGGACAGTGACGATGAACGGCGACTGATTCGCAGTCTAATTGCAGAGTTCAATGCACTCCCTCGACGTGCGCAAGAAGCCGCCATTGAAATGATTCGGATATTGCGCAAGGTCGAGGAAGAGGATGAAAAAGCGGTGGATTAGCCGGGTGCGGATGGCGCTGGCGGTGGTACGGGCGAAGGCAACGGGGCGGCGTTGGTTTGTGGAGTGGGATGGGGATGTCTGGCAGGTGATTGAGGATTGAGGCGTTCGCGCGGGTTTTGTCCAAGGCAGATTTGGCCTGCTGTACACATAACAACCGCTTATCGGTACAGCAAGGCGATTTGGGCAGGGCGGGCCGGGCCGCATGGATGGGCGCAACTGGGTGCGTCATGGATGGGCGATAACTGGAGGCCGTGCGGCTGGGAGTGGCTGGCGGCCGGGTGACGGTTCACATCCGTGAGGTCACGGGTTCGAGTCCCTTCTCGCCCACTCTGATTTGAAGGTCCTGGCGGCCACTCCTAGCGATAGGGGTGGCCGTCGCCGTTTACAGCACAAATTTATTATCGGTACTGGGCGATTGGCCGGGATTGACCAACCGGCAACCTCACGGGTTGAGGCTATCGGATGACTCACGGGTGATGGGAGGCACGCTATGAGGCTGAGCGAGGCGGTTGAGGGGTTTCTGATGTGGAAGGCGGTCGAGGGATCGCCCCACACGGTTCGGGATTATGCTAATACGCTGCGCCAGTTTGTGGGGTTTGTTGGCGACGATCCAGAGGTTGGGGCGGTGGAGGCTGACCAGGTGCGCCGGTTTTTGTACTGGCTGCGGGTGGAGCGCTCGTTGGCGCCGAAGACGGTGAAGAATGCGCACATTGGGCTGTCAGCGTTCTGGACGTGGCTGGAGGATGCCTACGGGCTGCCGCACGTGATAAGGGGTGCGGTGCGCTCGCCGAAAGCGGGCACGCGTGAGGTAGTGCCGCTGAGCAAAACGGATGTGCGGCTGATTCTGACGGCGGTCGAGAAGACGGCGACTTGGCGCAGCGAGAAGCGGGCGCCGGCGCAGATGAGCCGACCAACACGGCACCGGGATCGGGCGATTGTGCTGCTTCTGCTGGATACGGGGGTGCGGGCGCAGGAGCTGTGCGATCTGGTGGTCGGCGACGTGGATATGAAGAGCGGCGCTGTACAGGTGCGGCACGGCAAAGGCGACAAGGGCAGGACGGTCTACCTTGGCGTGACGGCGAAGGCGGCGCTGTGGTCGTACCTGAGCCGGCGTGCTGAGGATGCGCGGCGGCCAGATGCGGCGCTCTTCGAGACGAAGCGAGGCCAGCCGCTAGACCGGGCGGCGCTGCGCAAGATGCTGCTGGGCGCCGGGCAGCGGGCGGAGGTGGCGGAGGTGGTGAATCCGCACCGGTTCCGCCACACGTTTGCGGTCAATTATCTGAGGAATGGCGGAGACGTGTACACGCTCCAGCGGTTGCTCGGTCATGCTACAATGGAGATGGTCAAGCGGTACCTAGCGCTGGCGCAGACGGATATTGCGGAGGCGCACAGGCGGGCGAGCCCGGTGGATAATTGGAGGTTGGGATGAGAGGCGAGGGGCGAGTTGCGAGGGGCGTGATGGTGGCGGTGGCGGTGGTGGTGCTGGCGGGGTGTGGCGGACAGGCCGGGCCGACGGCTACGCCGACCAAGACGCCGGTTGCCAGCACGGCAACACCGACGGCGGCCAGTAGCACAAGTGCGCCCCTTCCAGGAGGGGAGTTTGTGACGGAGACGCCAGGAGTGTTGGTGCAGGCTGTGGTGGATGCGGCGTTCGATGAGGCGCTGCGCTATGTGCTGGAGTGAGATCCGGCGACGGTGACGGCTGACCAGTTGACGGCTGACCAGTTGACGGCGGCGCTGTTGTCGGTGGTGCGCCGGTTGGCGGATGGTGAGCGCTCGCCGGCGCTGTTGGAGGCGTGCGGGACGGTGGCGGCCGGCGCGGCGACCAGGGCGAGCGGTGACGGGGCGACGGTGCTGGCTGAGCTGGCGACGGCGTGCCAGGCTGGTGACGATGGCCGGCTGGCGGCTGCGGTGGCGATGGTGCAACGGATGATCCAACCGTAGGGATAATGGGATTTTACCCTAAACCGGGGCGATTGCCTCGGTTTTTTTGATTGGTGCGGGATTTAGGGTGCTTCTTACGATAGCGTTAATGGGATGTTGCGGGCGTATAATTTCGACATTGAAGCATTATCGCAGGGCGTTTTTTTGCCATTTTTGCATATCCGTGAGGTTTTTGGTCAAATGGTGATATACTGAGGACGAGATGCCGGTTGATTTGGATTTTCCAGCGGTGCGGCGGCGGTTGCGCCAACTGGATGATAGGATCCGGGCGGTTGAGCGAGTAGAGGAAGTGGCAGCCACGCACACGCCGGGCACGGTCTATTTGCTAGATCAGTACATTGATGAATATGAGCAGTTGGATTACCTGATGCAATATTGGATGCATCAGCATAGTGGGTATCCTCTAAATCGCTGGCAGTGGGGGGTGTTCGTGGCGGCGATGGCAGTAGCGAGCACGCTGCTGATGATGTATCTGGTTCAGGTGCTGCGATGACGGTGGACGAGTTAATCCGGGCGTTTTGTTACTTCCTGATGTTTCCTGCCTATATGTATTTTGCATTGGTGGCATGGAATCGGCGTGAGCGATTGGTAGCCTGGATCTATATGATACTCTCGTGGTTCTTCCTATTTTTGCTGATTGGCCTGTCCACCAGGCATTACTATCAGCCATTAGTTCCGCTGTTGCATATCAATACGGGTATTGTGGTGGCGATGGCGCTGGTGGTTGGTTGGCGAGCGACGGCGCTGTTACTGGCGGTGCTGGCAGAGTGGCATGTGCTGAAAGCGGCGCCACGGGATGATGAGCAGCGGCGGATTGACTTCGTGTAGAGATAGGGCGGGCGACAGCGACCAGGGCGGGCTGTCGCCCGCTGTGCTTTGAGTGTTGGTGACTTTTTCCAGTTTTTGACGACATGGCCAGAGCACAGTGGGAGGCATGGCTCCAGCAGGCGCCGGAGCGCATAGAGGATGAGGAGACAGACGCATATGCAGAGCGATGCGAGCTGCGTGAGCGGCTGCATTCGCTGTATCGGGATATGATCGAGTTTCTGCGCCAGCAGGAAAGGACGGGCGGCAATACCTGGGCGCTGGCGGCTTTCGCCGTGTGGCGGGCGCTGCCGAAACAGTTACGGCAGCCACGCACGCAGAACGAATTGGCGTTGCTGCTGGGCTTCACGTCCGACAATGTGTTCTACAAGTGGATGAATCAGCACCCTGAGTTGTTCCAGGCGTCGTCGGCCGGTATGGAGGCGATGCTGCGGGAGTTTTTGCCCGACATCATGTGGGCGTCGATTCAGAGCGCCAAGCATGGCGGGACGCAGGGTTTCCAGGATCGCAAAATGCTGATGACCATGGCCGGCATGACGACGGACAAGAGCGAGCGGACGCTGGTCGGGGACAAAGACAGACCGATTGCGTTGACGAATCTGGACGAGCTGACCGACGAGCAGTTGGCGGCAATTGCGCTGGGGGAGGCGTAGCATGGATGAGCAATGGGTAGAGCCTGAATGCTATTGGTGCAGGCAGATCACGTCTGGTCGCTGTCGTGTGCATGCATACCAGATACGCTATATGGTCGGCGGGATTGGGCGCCGCCATCCGGCTCGCAATACTTATAACGGCTGGCGCGATCTAAGCGTGACGTACTACACACCATTATCTGTGATCGATGTGTTAGACAATGGAGGGGCGTGAGCATGGGCGAGGGCGAGTTGATTGATATTTTCGATCCGGAGTATGCGATGCCGGGTGAGTTGGATCGGCAGGTGTTTGGCGGCCTGCGGGGGAATGCTTGCGAGCCGTGGCCAGAGACGGCAAAGCGGCAGATTGCCGATCTGCAGGACCGGGTGCGCTATCTGGAGGGCCTGGTGCATTTGATTCTGAATGCCGAGGATCAGGAACGATAACGGTTTGTTATCTGACCAGCAATGAATCACGACGAAGCGCATGACATCCGCGAGCAATTGACTTACATGGTCGAGGTGCTGCACCGATTGGTGAGCATGACGGCCGACACGTTGACGGCGTTGCAGTTGTTGATTGAGGTGCTCGGGGTTGGCGAGCCAGGCACGGAGGAAGCACACGATGGGGAATGAGGCATCACGGATTGGGCGGCGGGCGGATGGCAGCCTGTTCTGTCAGGATGTGATTTTGAGCTACTCGACGCCGGTGGCGGCGCCCGCGGCAATTGAGAAGGCGAGGTCGGGCAAAACCGTCTTCGTGCGGCGGGAGGATGCGCCGGCCGTGCTGGATGCGTTGGCGGTAGGTGAGCATGGGAGTTGATTCCCTTGACGTGCGAGCGATGGCGGCGGCCCGGTTGTTGGCCAGGCGCAACGCGCGCACGCGGCTGCTCGATTTCACCGAGTACACGTATCCGCAGTATGTGGCCGATCCGGTGCATGCGCTGATGGCGGTGACGCTGGATCGAGTGGTAACTGGGGAGTTGAAGCGGCTGATGATCTTCGCTCCGCCACAGCACGGTAAGAGCGAGTTGATTAGTGTGCGCCTGCCGGCGTTTTGGTTGGGGACGCATCCCGACGATCCGGTGATTCTGACGAGCTACGGTGCGACGCTGGCGGAGTCGAAGTCCCGCCAGGTGCGGGATATTTTGATTGGCGACGAGTTCCGGTCGTTGTTTGGCGAGCTGGCGCCGGTAGATGAGCCGGTGCAGTTGCGGCCTGACAGCAGGGCGGTGGCGCGCTGGCAACTCGCCGAGCATCGCGGGTCGATGCTGGCGGTTGGCGTCGGCGGCCCGGTGACGGGTCACGGCGCACGGCTGGGCATCATCGACGACCCGTTTGAGAATTGGGAGCAGGCGAGCAGCCAGACGCATCGAGACCGGGTGTGGGATTGGTATCGGGGCACGTTCCGCACGCGCATCTGGGAGGGCGGCGCCATCGTGCTGATTATGACCCGCTGGCATGAAGACGACCTGGCCGGGCGGCTGCTGAGCGAGCAGGGCGGCGAGTGGCACGTGCTGCGCTTGCCGGCGCTGGCGGAGACGCAGGAGGAGCGGGATTACAACGATCGGCGCATGGGGCTGGCGCAGGGCGGGGCTGACCCGTTGCGGCGTGATCCGGGTGCGGCACTGGCGCCACGGCGCTACAGTGTGACGGAGATGGCGCTGATCCGGCGTGATGTGGGCAGCCTCGTCTTTGCGGCGGAGTACCAGGGCGCACCCACGGCGGCCGAGGGGACGCTGGTCAAGCGGGCGTGGCTGCCGATTGTGCAGGCGGTGCCGGCCTCGGTGTTGGGGCGGGTTCGCTATTGGGATAAAGCGGCATCGACGGCGGCCTCGGCCAAATTCACGGCGGGCGTGCGGGTGTCCTACGGCGCCGACGGCATTGTCTACGTGGAGGATGTGAAGCGGGGCCAGTGGTCGACCGGCGAGCGGCGCATGGTGATGCGCCAGACGGCACAGTTGGACGGCATCGAGGTCGTGATTGGCGTCGAGCAGGAGCCGGGATCCAGCGGGCTGGATTCGGTGCAGGATGACATCCGGCTGTTGGCAGGCTATGCGGCGTTTGCCGACCGCCCAAGCGGCGACAAGGATACTCGCCTGCTGCCCTTCGCGGCGCAGGCCGAAGCGGGCAACGTGCGGCTGCTATCCGGTGCGTGGAATGAGGCGTTCATCGACGAGCTAACGGCAATCCCCAACGGGAGATACAGAGACCAGGCAGACGCAGTGGCGGCGGGGTTCAACCGGCTGATGGAGTTGATCACTGTGCCAGCCGGGATGGTAGTGGTCGATGAGGCATTAGAGATTTCGTTGTATTGATCAGGTGATTTGATGGCGATAGCGGGTGGGGCGTGTGCGGCGTATCGGGTGCAGGTGCGGGATCGACAGATTGACGTGCAGAGCACGACGACGCTGCGGTCGATGTGTACGGCGGTCGAGGAAGCTATTCTGCGGCTGAGCCGCGGCGAGGTGGTGACGGTGGCTGGCTCGGACATGGCCGAGATCCGGCGGCGGGTCGATTCTGAATTGAGGAGTATGTGATGAGCGACGATGTGCAGCCGGCCTCGCTGCCGGACCAGGTTTTGCAGGACAAGCGGTCGATGTACCTGTACATGATTGCCGTGATTGGAATGGTGGCAATCGGGCTGATTGCGGTGATCGGGGCGATTGTGCTGGCGCTCTTCGAGCGGACGATTCCGGGTGAGGTGTGGACGATTGTCGGCACGGCGGTCGGCGCAATTGCGACAATGCTGGCCGGACAGGCGAGAGGATAGAGTGTACGCATAATGGGGACTTATCTGAACGGGGAGAGTGGGAGAGAGAGCGACGGGGTGCTCGTCGAGGCGGGCGCCTATGTGGAGATGCAAGAGCGGCTGGCGGCGCTGGAATGGGCGTTGGAGTCGATGGATTGGCGCATTCTGACGGCGCAGGCCGATCAGGAGTTCAGCCGGCCGGGGCTGGCGACGATTACGGAGTTGAGCCGCATCATGGCGATCAAAAACCCGCTGATCAAGCGCGGCGTCGCCGTGCAGCGGCTGTACGTTTTCGGCCAGGGGTTCACGGTGCGGGCGGAAGAGCCGGCGCTCGACGATGCGTTGACGGCGTTCTATGAGGACCCAAAGAACGCGGTCGAGTTTGGCCAGCAGGAGATGAGCGCCAAGGAAGTCGAGTTGCAGGTCACGGGCAATCTGTTCTTCTGCCTGTTCGTCAATCGGGGCTCCGGGCGGGTGCGCGTGCGTACGGTGCCATTTGAGGAGATCCAGGACGTGATCTGTGACCCGGACGATGCACGCACGCCGTGGTTTTACCTGCGCTCGTGGACGGAAAACCGATTCGACATGCAGACCGGCGCGCAGGAGATGAGCACGCAGGAGGCGTACTATCCAGACTGGCGCTATGACCCTGTGCAGAAGCCGGCGTTTATCGGCTCGAAACCGGTGATGTGGGAGTCGCCGATCTACCATGTCAAAGTGGGTTCGTTCTCTTCCTGGAAATTCGGGTTGAGCGAGGTTTATGCCGCCATCGATTGGGCAAAAGCCTACAAGGAATTTTTGGAGGATTGGGCGTCGATCGTGCGGGCGTACCGGCGCTTTGCGTTCCAGTTGCAGCAGCCGGGCGGGAAGAGCGCCGTCATGGCGGCCAAGAGCAAGCTGGCCAGCAGTTCCTCGGGCGACGGCACGATCACGAATCCGGCGCCGGTGGTGGGGTCGACGTTCATCAGCGGCGAGGGCGTGAAACTCGAAGCGGTGCGCACGTCGGGCGCCACGGTGAGCGCAGAGGATGGGCGGCGCATCATGCTGATGGTGGCGGCTGCTACGAATCTGCCGGAGACGTTCTTCGGCGATGCGTCGGTCGGCACGCTGGCGACGGCGCAGAGTCTGGACAGGCCGACGGAATTGGCGATGAAAGACCGACAATCGCTGTGGGCCGACGTGCTGAATGCGATTCATGATTTCGTGCTGCTGTGGCAGGTCAAGGCGGCGCAGGGCAGCCTGCGCGGGCTGGGCACGATTCAGCAGGTCGTGGAGGAGGGCGCACGCTACGAGCGGGTTGTATGGAATGCGGACGTCGAGCCGCGCGTGGAAACCGTGTTTCCTCCGTTGGTGCAGGATGACACGCCAGGCATGATCGGTGCCATGGTGGACGCGGCGACGCTGCGTGGCCAGGCGCTGGCCGGGACGGTGGACCTGCGCACGCTGTCGGCGATGCTGCTAACGGCCCTGGGCGTGGGGGACGTTGACCAGGTGATCGACCGGATGTTCCCGGATGGCGAAGCGCCACCGATGAATGATGCGACCACGCCGGCGGCTGAGGCGGCGATGGTTGAGGCGGTGCGGGAGTTGCGGGAAGCGCTGGCGGCGCTGGCCTGATGGCGAAGTGGGCACGGCGGGGCGGTGGCCGGCGGCGGTGGGTGTGGTCGGTGGAGTGGTGTGGCGATAAGACCCTATTATC